GATGCCGAAGTTTGAAATAAGCGATGTAGATACTTCTTATTCAGAAGCTCCTGAAGATATAGAAGGTCAGATTTCAACAGTAGAATCGACCTTCAAACAACGAGCCAACTCGCTCGACGCTGGTGTAAGAAGCTTGACTGAAGGGCTTAGAACCAAAGTGGATATCAGCGCACTCAACGTGACTGCTGAAAATATCCGGCAATCTGTGAAGAGTCTTGAGACAGACACGCAGAACAAGCTAAATCAGAAGTTGAGTCAGGCTGAATTTGAGGTGCGAGCCGGCTCTATCCGTCAGGAAATCCTGAACGCAACCAAGGATAAAGCCAGCAAGTCAGAACTTACGCAGACAGCTGAGGAGCTCTCTAGTAAGATAGCGAGTGTGCAGGTCGGAGGAATCAACCTCTTGCGTAATACTGCGAGTTTGTTGATTGGCGATCGTTCAAAAGGATGTTGGATGAGTGCAAGCGGAGGAAATGGGCGAGCGATTAGCGTAGAAGTTTTGGATCCTCCCAAAAAAATGATAAAAAACATGATTCGTGTTATTGAAAATACGAATGGTGGAAATAAAGATTTAACTCAACTTGTTAGATTGCGAATTGGTGAAAAGTACACGATTTCTTGTTATGCAAGGATTGCTAGCGATAGCCCAAATGCAAACGTGAACTTGCTATTTCGTTCGTGGGCAAATAATACCGATTTAAATCGCAAATTTCAGAAATCCATCTCTCATAAAAATTGGCAAAAATATTCATTTACATTTACTGCTGATGCAATTGAAAATTCAATTCAATTTGGACAATCTGGCGCAGGAATTATCGAAATATGCGCTCCGAAAATCGAATCAGGAACGTTAGCGACTGATTACAGCGAAGCTCCTGAAGATATAGAAGGTCAGATTTCAACAGTTGAATCGACCTTTAAACAACGAGCCAACTCGCTCGAAGCTGGTGTGAATCGTCTGACTGAAGGCCTTAGAACTAAAGCCGATATCAGCTCACTCAATGTGACTGCTGAGAATATTAGGCAGTCGGTGAAGAGTCTTGAGACAGACACGCAGAACAAACTAAATCAGAAGTTGAGTCAGGCTGAATTTGAGGTGCGAGCTGGCTCTATCCGTCAGGAAATCCTGAACGCAACCAAGGATAAAGCAGATAAGACTTTAGTTGTATCTGAAGCTGGGAAATTGCGTGAAGAATTTTCAAAAATGAAGGTGGGAGGACGGAATCTATGGATAAAATCCAAGACGGTTGGAGCTGTAATTGAAAAATTACCTGAAAACCACGTCACAGGTCAAAAAGAATGCTATAGGCTAGAGAACAACTCTACTTTAACGTTCAACCTTGAACCAGATTTCAGCTCAAGGTTGTATCAAAAAGTTACTTTTAGCGCTTGGGTCAAGTACGAAAATGTAGTCCAAGGTCGAAATTTTTGGAATGTATTTAATTGCTTCAAACATTATCTTTTTAGAAAAAATAGTGAGACCGGAGTACAGAGTGGTCCAGATTATGCTACGCTTGGTATGTATAAAGGTTCGGCAGATTGGAAATATATTACATTCACTTATGACTACTCTGAAAAAACAAATTTTGATCAATTGAAGACATCATTGCGATTCAATCTTGAAGGTGCTACAAGCGGTACAGCTTGGGTAACAGGAATCAAGGTTGAAATCGGTAGTGTGGCGACGGACTGGAGTCCTGCGCCTGAGGACGCTGATGGTCTCATCACTGAAGCTAAGGCTACCTTTGAGCGGACAGCTCAGGGCTTGCGAACCGATTTATCAGCTATTCAGGAATATGTAAATAAAGACGGTCAGCGACAGGAAGCCCTACAGCGCTATACTCGTGAGGAGAGCACGAGACAAGCGACAGCAGTCCGTGAGCTGGTCAATCGTGATTTCGTTGGTAAGGCTACTTATCAAGAAGATGTTAAGGGTATCAATCAAAGGATTGAAGCTGTTAAAACTAGTGCGAATAAAGACATCGCTAGTCAAATCGCTAGCTATCGTCAATCTGTAGATGGTAAGTTCACGGATATTTCAAGTCAGATAACTACTTATAAGCAAGATGTGGGCGGTCAAATCAGTGGCCTTTCAAATAGACTTACAAGCAGTGAGCAAGGAACCACTACTCAGATTTCAAATCTTTCAAATCGGATAAACAGTAATAAACAAGGCACAGATAATCAGATTTCAAATTTAAAGACTCAGGTCGCTACAAACAAGGATAATGCTGAACGACAAATGGGTAGAATATCTGATCAGGTTTCTGCAAACAAAGCGAATGCTGATAGTCAATTTGCGAATGTGACCAATCAACTAGTGCGAAAAGTAGAGACTACTGACTTCCAGCGTGTTAAGGAAACCAGTAAACTTTACGAGCGGATTTTGGGCAATACTGAAAATGGAATTGCGGATAAGGTTGCTCGCATGGCTCTGACCAATCAACTGTTTCAGGTTGAGGTGGCTAAAAATGCCAGCAATGGTCAAAATTTGTTGAAAGGCACAAAAGACTTCTCAGGGGGTTGGAAAAACAAGGGTGCAAATTGGAAAAAGCACGCTGAAAAATACAAAGGTGTTGATGTCCTATTTAAAAATAATTCGTGGAATGGCGTTGGACAAGAGATTGATGCAAAAATTGGTGAAGTCTATACATTCAGCTTATGGATGAAGAGCGACTGGAGGAATGATACAGTAAATTTCTATGTAAATAGAAATGGATCTGTTGAGAAAGGTTGGGGTGTTCCATCTGAAACATCGGTCGCTATAACAAGTGAATGGAAACGTTACTCATTTACCTTCAAAATTACTGTGGACGGCTTCATCTTTCCTCGTGTAGAACGACTTAATCAAAATACAAATCTATATATTGCAGGTCTTAAACTTGAAAAAGGATCGTATGCAACACCGTACACCGAAGCTCCTGAAGACACGGACGAAGCGATTCGCTCTGTTCAAAGCCAACTAACTGGCTCATGGGCAGTTCAAAACATCAACTCGGCTGGAGATATCATCTCTGGAATCAATCTTGGCGCCAATGGACATAACCGCTTTGTTGGGAAATTGACCCACATCACTGGAGAGACCCTGATTGACAGAGCAGTCATCAAGTCTGCCATGGTTGATAAGCTCAAAACGGCCAATTTTGAAGCTGGTTCGGTCACGACTACGATATTAGACGCTGAAGCGGTAACTGCTGAGAAGTTGAAAGTTGACGATGCGCTTATTAGAAAATTAACTGCAAAAGATGCTTTTATTGACCAACTGATATCTAAACGTATCTTCTCTATTAAGGTTGAGTCCGTCATTTCTAGCTCAACCTTCCTAGAAGCCTATCAAGGCCGAATTGGTGGATTCACACTTGGTCAATTTGACCAGGGTGGCGGTCGCTGGATTTCAGGTGTCAATCAGTTCTCTGTTGGTATGGGGAATGGTGCCGGGCATGGAGTCCGGACAGCCTTCTGGGCGAACTGGGGAAATAATTGGAACTATGCCGGACCTAAAGCATGGAACGTCAATACTGATGGGAAAATGTACTGTAGGAATGAAGTCGGTTTTTATGATCAAGTGGATTTTTCGAATTCATCGAGAGCAAACTTCTATGGGAATACTACTTTTTCTCGTTCTCCTGTGTTTTCAAATGGTATCGAACTTGGAAGTAAAGATGTGCTTGGTGATGGCTGGAATCCCAAAGGAGGAAGGAATGCGGTTGTTTGGTGGAATCAGGTCGGTAGCGGTAGCGTGAAGTATTGGATGGAACAAAAATCAGACAGACGCTTAAAAGAGAACATCACAGATACAGCTGTGAAAGCCTTGGATAAAATCAACAGATTAAGAATGGTTGCATTTGATTTCATCGAAAATAAGAAACATGAGGAGATTGGTCTAATAGCTCAAGAGGCTGAAACCATCGTTCCAAAAATTGTCTCACGAGATCCTGAGAATCCAGATGGCTATCTGCATATAGACTATACCGCTTTAGTTCCTTACTTAATCAAGGCTATTCAAGAATTAAATCAAAAAATAGAAAAAATGGAGAAAACAATAGCATGAATAACAACATGTTGACCAATATCGCACTTAAAGCAATTCAGGAGTTTGCTCTTGAAAATAGAAAACGAACACACAGATTGGAGAACTTAGAAAATGAACACAGAACAGCTTAACCAAGCCTTACAAATGACAATTCGTGAAATGTCAACAACTTCAACAGATTCGATGATTACAAGTAATATCTTGAGTATTCAGTTGAATGAGCAAAGGGAAGAGAATCAAAGACTTCAAGCACGAGTGGATGAGCTGGAAGCTCTGCTTGATGAACAAACTAAACCAGCAGACAAAGGAGAATAGACATGGCAGAAACAATTCAAAACACAGATAACTTACTAGACCTTACAAAAATCACAGAACCATTTGATCTTGCGAGTGCTTTGCGCTACATGAAAGAAAATGGAGAGTTCATTCGTTGCAAGAATGTAAGCGATGACTTCTATATGTATCGTGACGTTCAAAAACGTCCTGTGATCGTAAATGGCCGTCGCCAATTCAAGGATGTTGAAACCGTTTGGGCATTCAACCAGTGGGGTGGTACAATCGCAACAATCAACGTAGCCGTTCTGTTGAATCATGAATTCTATATCATGAAATTTGATGCAGAGGGCAATCCTGACTGGACGGTTCCAACGGTAGAACCTAAAGAATAGGAGGTTGTATGCCAATTGAAGAAGCTGAAAAAATCGCTCAAAGTCAGGTAGCTTGGGCGATTTTGTTTATCTTGCTTTTTTTTATTATCATTCGATATCTTATCAAGACTTCGGACAAGCGAGAGAAGAAGATTATGGATTTGCACGAGCAATCAAAGGCCGACTCTAATAGACGAGAAGAGCGTTTGATGACTCACCTAGAAAAGACCACTACAGAATTAACCACAATCACTCACACGGTCGGAGACATTCAAAAAGAAATGGTTCGCATGAACGACCGCATGGAAGAAATCGAAAAAGGAGAATAACAAATGCAACAAATTACTGAAATCATTACTAATGGAGCAATCAGCATCCTTGTTATTTTGGCTGGTATCGCAGTCAAGGCAGTCAAGGACTACCTGGTTCAAAAAGGTGGAGAAAAGACCATCAAGATTGTTGAAATCTTGGCCAAAAATGCAGTAAATGCCGTGGAGCAGGTAGCTGCTGAAACTGGCTACAAGGGAGATGAAAAACTGGCACAGGCTCGCGCTAAAGTCCGTGCTGAGCTTACAAAATACAATATTAGCATGACTGACAAAGACTTAGACACCTTCGTAGAGTCAGCAGTGAAGCAGATGAATGACGCATGGAAAGGACGATAGGGAATGGATATCGATAGAAACAGACTACGTACAGGCTTGCCCCAGGTTGGGGTGCAGCCTTATCGACAAGTACATGCTCACTCAACAGGTAACCGCAACTCAACCGTACAGAATGAAGCGGATTATCACTGGCGGAAAGACCCAGAATTAGGTTTTTTCTCGCACGTTGTTGGGAACGGTCGCATCATGCAGGTAGGACCTGTGAACAACGGAAGTTGGGATGTTGGGGGCGGTTGGAATGCTGAGACCTATGCAGCGGTTGAACTGATTGAAAGCCATTCAACTAAGGAAGAGTTTATGGCTGACTATCGCCTCTATATCGAATTGCTACGCAATCTAGCAGATGAAGCAGGCTTGCCGAAAACGCTTGATACAGGGAGTTTAGCTGGAATTAAAACGCACGAGTATTGCACGAATAACCAACCAAACAACCACTCAGACCACGTTGACCCTTATCCTTATCTTGCAAGTTGGGGCATTAGCCGTGAACAGTTTAAGCAAGACATCGAAAACGGCTTGAGCGCTGCAACAGGCTGGCAGAAAAATGGCACTGGCTACTGGTACGTACACTCAGACGGCTCTTATCCAAAAGATAAGTTTGAGAAAATCAACGGTACCTGGTATTATTTCGATGGCTCAGGCTATATGCTTTCAGACCGCTGGAAGAAGCACACAGACGGCAACTGGTACTGGTTCGACAACTCAGGCGAAATGGCTACAGGCTGGAAGAAAATCGCTGACAAGTGGTACTATTTTGATGTAGAAGGTGCCATGAAGACAGGCTGGGTCAAGTACAAGGACACTTGGTACTACTTAGACGCTAAAGAAGGTGCCATGGTATCAAATGCCTTTATCCAGTCAGCGGACGGAACAGGCTGGTACTACCTCAAACCAGACGGAACGATGGCAGATAAACCAGAGTTCACAGTAGAGCCAGATGGCTTGATTACAGTAAAATAAATAGAAAGGAAACTTTCTAAATTGTTCTTTCACCGCAGGCTCAGGCTTGCGGTTTTTTATTTGCTCTGATTTTTCAAAAAAGTGCTTACTTGAAGAATAGGGAGGTGTTTTGTCAAAAATAAAAACAGTGACCGAAATCACTGCTTATCAGTTGTAGCAAATTCATAAAGTTTTTCTGCTGTGAGAAGTGCCATTTTGTCCATGCTTGTTTTTCCTTTTCTGAGGTCAGAAACAGTAGTCCATGGAACTCCAGCACCTTGGGAAATAGCAGATGTAGACATCGAACTGTCTAACAATTCTTGAATAACTTCTCTCATCTTATTTGTCCTTTTTATTTTTTAGATAAATATATACATTGATTGCAATTATAAAAATAGCTATTGCACTAACCATTGCATTTCCTCTTTCCATTTGATAAAATAGAGGTGTAAGGGGCTTTCGCCCCAACCTCTTAGCGTTTACCTTTTTCTTTGACGGGCTTTCGGTTTACGCTTTTTGTTTTGCCTTGCGACCGTTATTGCGGTCACTAGACTTGCGATAGCAGTTACCGTTTCAGGAATATTGTCTATTGCCTTTTCAAGTAACCTGAGCCAATCTTCTTTGTTCAACTTCATCACCCCCTTTCCTTATCTTGATTATATTATATCACGGTACACCGAGAAAGTCAAGCGTTTTGATGAAGTTTTTTTAATTTTTTCAAAAAAAAATAGACCTTGTCCAGAGGTCGGGGAGT